GTCCGCTGTACCTGAACGTAGGTTTGAGTTGATGACCCGCTCTGCAATGAATTGCAGTTCTTTCGGGATAATCAGCTTTGTACCACGAACAGCAATCTTCAGACCACGCTCGTCAGTCAGTCCCGCAATGTCGATCAGCATCTGCTCAAGAGAAGTCTCGTTGAGGTCAGCAGCAGTAGCCAGAATGTTGGTCTGGTTACCGGACAATGATGGGTGAGCGTTTGAACAAAGTGCTGCACCATCGCCAATCGCATTACCGCCGGTTGCGCTGAACGCATTGTTCAGAATAGCGGCAGCTTTGATCTGCTTTGTCTGAGCCATTGAACGGGCCAGAGCTTTGGTGTAGCGTGATGCCAGACGGTCGTACAAGTTGTCTTCGATAGCTTCCTCAGTGATTGAGAATGCCAGAGCGATTGTCTCATGTGTGTACCGTGCTGTGTAAGTCTCTTGAGCATCGTCAAAAGTGATGGCTGCGCCTTCACCTTTGGTTGGTGCTGTTGAGAACCCACCGAGCATCACTTCCTCTTCAAATGCACGATCTGAAGACTCTTCGTCGAAGATTTCAGCGTGTTCATTTTCGTAGCGGTCGTACTCAAGTCCGAACAAGGCATTCAGGCCGGGCTCAAGCTCTTTCGCTAGTTGTGCGCGAGAAATAGCCATTTTCTATCCCCTTTCCTAAACGCCTGTTGAGGTCGCAGTAGTCTGCGAGTCAAAACGGCTTGTGTTGGCGTTGAAATGTGCGTTCAAACGAACGATCAACGGAATACCTGCTGCTGTGTAGTCGTTGTTTGCTGCATCATCCATGATGCCAACGATACGCAGTGGCAGAGTAGCCGTTACCGCAATTGAAGACACGCTAAGTGCACCGTTTGCAGACCCTGTGTTGGTGCTGCCGGTACGTGCTGAAGTGCCCAGAGAAGCGTTTGCAAACACGCCTGCCAGTGCAGTTGCACGGTCAGTCAATGATGCGTCAGACGCGACTTTGAACAGTTGGTTTGGATTGTCAGCTACAAACGCCTTAACAGGGTAGTTTGTGTCTACGCTGACAGAACCGGAACCCGGCCAGTAGTTGAGCCATACAGGCTTCTTCTGGACTGAGTCGTGGTATTGAACGCCCATCAGGACTCCCAGTGCCGGTGTTGTGCCGCCGCTTGTCGCGCCAGCATAATCAATAACGCCAGCCGCCGTAGGGGTGACAATAGCGTATTGAAAAATGGCATTGGTGTTGTTGGAAGCAATTTCGTACTCGGTTACACCGGTAGAATTAGCACCACTTCCAACTAGCCCGATTGGACGAAGACCGTAGGCAGTATTTTGATTTGCCATTTGAGTTTTCTCCTAATCAGGGCGACCCTAAAACTATTTCTGTGGGCCGCCAAAGGTTACACGAGATTGACGATCAGGTTTGTTAATCGTCATGGTTGAATGTGCGTTCTCACGCATCATATCATGGTCAACCGCTTCCATCTGGTCAGCGCTGCGTTGTGCAAAGTACGCTGTCCGCTCGGCAATGGTTTCAACCGGGATACGAGCAAGAACAAGTCCACCTACTCCAAACACACCTTCGTATTTCCCTGATTCGACTACCGGGGCCTCAAAGTCTGGGTACTCGTCCTTACGAACCAGTTCCCAACCTTCGCGCATTTTAGCGCTGACGTTCTTCGTATCGTCAAAACCACGGGTTTCAGCCCGGATCCAACGATGCTTGAACCCATCCGGTGCAGGCGGTGCATCTAACATAGACGGGGGAGCCCACGGCTTACGCCTTGCCGTCTTCTCCCTAGTTTGTGTTGCGCGAGAAGATCGTTTTACAGAACCTTCAAACATTTCGTTTTGTTCTTCAGACATGCTAACTACTCCTTCACGTATTTCGCGTATTCTTCAAGCGGCACACCCAATTTCTTCGCTATTGCGACTTGGCTAGGGGTGAGTCTAACCTTTTTCCCACTACTGCGCCCAGATGTATTGCGGGATACGGAAGCAACCGTCTGAGCGGGCCGTTTGCTACCACCGTTTAGCTTATGCGGAAACTCTGCCCGCATACGCTGATCCAATTCATTATAGTAGTCATCGGACTGCGGGTCAAACCCTTCGTCTTCAACTAACTTTTTATGTACGCCAAAAGCAGCATACGTCATTGCCTCATCGTCGCCAAACCAGCTATTTCTTTGAGCCCAACTCTCAGCCTTTGGATCTGGGCGACGGGGCTGTTGTTGAGGCATAGGCTGTCGCAAACGCGCCTGCTCTTGAGCTTGAGCCTGCTGAGCATAGCGAGCCTGCTGTATTTTGGCCTGATTAGCCCGATCCTGCTCTATAGCAAGACGAGTTATCCTTCTTTGCGCCTCTACGACCCCTGCGGTGTCGCCTATTTCAATCGCACGGGCCAAATCGGTTTCGGCCGAAGTTGTTTGGATTTCCACCCTGTTGCTGTACTCATTAACGTAATTTGAGTCCAAAGCATCCATGCGCTGCTTTAGTTGAGAAGCTTCGCTTTGTACGCCTTGAGCAAACTTAATAGCTTCTTCGCGCTGGCGCTCGGCCTCACGCATTTTCTTTGTCAAACGATCAATACGCTTTTGCGTGGCATTGTCCGCTTTGTCAAAATTATCGGTTTCAGACGCAGACTGCGACGAGTCGTCTTCTCCGCCAGAAACCTCTACCTCAGTTTCTTGCGAATCGTCCAAATCCAACTCAATTTGATTTTCTTTTTGATCTTCCATAGTTCACTCCTAGAAATGCAAAATATCTTCAGGTTCTTTAATGCGAGCCAAAATTTCGTCATCGTTTAAGATACGAACTTCCCCGCCATCAATTTTAAAACGAGACCCGGCATACCGGGCAAACATTACCCAGTCACCTTGTTCACACCACGGACCCACCGGAAATTTTTCGGCGTCCTTGTAAGCCAACGACCCTACCTTTAGGACGTAGCCAACCTGTGTGGATACTGTCTGCTCTTGCACAACTGCATCAGGAAGATAAATACCGCCGTCGGTCTTACCCTTTCCTCGATATGGCAAAATAAGCAGACGCCAGCCTGTCGGTTCTGGCATCCGTTCTAAGAGTGAACCACCAATGGACTCGGGGTTCAAAACCTTGTCGGTGACATCCTCATAAGCCGAGGCGAGGTTTGCGACACCCTCCGCTACACCGTCAAGATTGATTTCTTGCGCTTTAGTCATTGCTACGCTCCTGTTTATCTAGCAGGCCCTTGAGTTCCTGTTCCACGTGATCTAGGGCTTTTAAGTTCCCCATGAGCTCACGATACTGCTCCATGTTCGAGACGTTGTCGTAAATAACTAAGTCTTGAACACCCTGCCGCCGCTCTCGGATAATCCGAAAAACAGCTTCAGCTATATATATTTCATCCACTCGTATATCTCCGCATTAAGTCTGATATCTTTTTATACCATAGCTAATGAAAAGTCACGAGTTTCTTTTGTTCTACGCAGCCATCCGCGGCCAAAAGTATCAAAGGTGCTTAACCCTTTGTAAAACTCTATTCTCTGCTTTGTAATACTTTCTATAATTTCTGTCGGCGTCATCTCACTTACCGCAGCTAACGTCTTCGGACCGATAGCTCCGTCCTGCGATACCATCACCGCCTTTTGCAGTGCTTTGGCCGCCCTGCTCGGCCCGCTGTTCACGGCCCAATCAAACACGCAGAAATCCACGCCGCCCGGTAGCTCGTCGGCTTTTACTTTGTCCCAGTACCCGCTCTTGTAAATAAGCTGAACATGCTCATCCGGGATGTTTTTTAGCTCACTAACGTCTTCTAACGGGCGGCCTAAAAAATCCGCGTAGGTTTTATGCGTAATACCCTTGTTAGTTGCTCCGCCGGGATCTTCCGGGTGAGAAACAAAACCGCCCTCGTGATGCAGTACCATCTCAAGGCTTTTAAAAAAGTTGGCTTCCATTACTTACCCTTCATATACTTGCTTACAGCGCGGTTACCGAACCAAAACGACATAATTGCAGCAAACAAGCCTTGTGACTCCGGGGTCCACATTAACCCTACTGCGTCTTTCCAGTCTCCACCGGTTTCTAACACTTTGACAATAATTACCACTTCGGTAGCTACAAACATCAAAAAGAAAGCATACGTTATGACAGGGCGTACAGAACCGCGCAAGCCATTAACAAAGCCTCCTGCATCAATGGATCGGTCATGCTCGTAAATCCCTTTTGTTTCCGCTATGTCCGCCTGTTTGTCTAGTTCTTGTAACTTTAGCGCAGACCTTTTTTCCATAAGCTCGGCTTCCATTTTCATGGTTTCCAGTTTTTGCTTATGCTCTTGCCCCGCTTTAAAAAAGTTTAAAACCTCTGGAAGAAAAGATGTCCCGAAACCTAATATACTACCTAATAGGCTAATCATGTTTTTAGCTCCTACTCTATCCCTAATACTTTAGACGGCCCATTGCCTTCATCTGTCATGTGCTTAACCTCCCCTTTGGCAACGCCTGACATTTCCAAGATACAGGCCGATAACCCGCCATGTGGATATGAACCGCTTTTCCCATTTCTAACGCCCTAACCTCGCATTTCTCATACGTTTTATACGGCCCAAGCTGGTCCTCTAGCTGCCAACATTTAGTTGGCTGCAAAATCATACATGCAAGGACAAGGGCTTGAAACATATCAATCTATCACTTTTTACTCATCCATACAGACGTACCCATGTAAGCACCAACAATGCCAGCACCAGACAAATAAAATAAATTGCTGATATCACCTAAAGCATTGACTCGATCAATATTCACAAAGAACATAGCCACCGTGAAGCCGCCCATTGCTATCAGTGTAGCCGTAGCCATGCGCCGTTGTGCAAGCAGCTTGCGAAGTTCTGCTTCCTCTTGCTTTATCTCTTTGGCGTGAGCCAGTTCCTCATCAGTGATTATTCCATCACCATCAAGGTCATACTGAGAATATGCTGTGTCTTTCTGAAACTTTTTTGTCATATGATAAACGCCTTTGCTACGCTAACCATTAAAAAAATAAACAAACCTACAGCTATGACAATGATTGTGCCAGCAAGCACAAATTGTTTCATCGTTTCTTCAAACTCTTTGGCCTCTTGTATTTTTTTACGATTAGCTGCGGCAGCTGCCTCTCTAGCTTCTTGGATGCGTTTTGCTCTCTCGGCTATAATGCCAGCCCACGTTCCATGACCAAAACGCATGTCCACCATTTGTGCCACCTCGGCGAGGTGTTCGGCAGCTAGACGTGCGTTAATTATTTCTTTGGCTACAGTATCAACACCAAACTGATCGCCTAAACCACCACCTGATTTTTTAGCTCTGGCTTGTTGAACTTGCTTTTCACCAGTGAATAAATCATCTATCTGATTTGCAATCTGCCCTATGTCCTGAACAGTGCTAATATTTTCTTTTATGAATTTTACGCTTTGTTGCACAAGTGCAATACCAGCCAGCGTTTCTGCTATCATTTCGCCCCCAAGCTAAAACAGTGTTACTTAACTACAACTGTTGTAGCCGCCCCCTTTGATGGCTGCGCCCATGCCACGAGCCGTTGCACGGCTCATGCTCATGGGAACTTTTACGTCCGCTGTCTTGCCATAAGGAATACGTCCCTGCTTATCAATCTGAGCATATTCTGTGGCTTTTTGCGCCGCACCCGGCTTATTCGTTACAATCTTTACTACGCTTTTCATTTTACTGGCCTCCTCTGCCAAGCTTTAATAATTCACGCTCCATAGCAGACTGGATACGTGCCTGTGTCTGCCGCTCTTGCGCCGCCAACCGCTGCTGGAACTGGTCGGCCCGCAACTGCTGGTTCTGAGCGTCAAGCTGCAACTTGGCCTGATCCACTTGTGCATCAGACTGCTCGGCCTGCGCCTTGATCTGAAGCTCCTGCTCTTTAAGCTGTACCAACGGATCAGGGCCCTGACCAGAAATCTGACCAGAAAGCTCTTTAAGCTGCTGCATACCCTCTGCAACAAACTGCGCCGTTAAGCCCTCAATCTGCAACATCTCTTCCTCAGTAGCCGCTGCGCCGCCCGCGGCCTGCCTGCTCTGAATAAACTGAACCGCTGCCTGCTCCCGAGCCGCAATCCTAACATGCTCCATAATATGCTTCTGCAAAGACATCGCCATCGCAGGCATACCCGAAACCATAGGCGTAGAACCAAAGACCATGTGAGCCATAATGTGAGACTGATGCTCCTGACCCTCGAAGGCGTGTAACGGAACCATGTCCATTACGTCAATATTCTCCTGCGCCGGATCCTTCGGGGTCGGCTCATCGTCAGGAATGCGCCGCATAATACGGTCTACGTCCCGCACACCAAGCGCATCGTACATGTCCCGATACACCTCATACATATTGTGCATTTCAGGAGCCGCACTAGCCAATTGCATTTTAGTCTGAGCTAAAGCAATCCGTTGAGCCTGACTAAATACGTTGGGGTCAGAAACAGGGATTACGTCAATCCGATCATCAAAGTCAGATTTCATTACCGTAGCGTCCGCGCCTTCTACAGAGTACGGATACTCCTGCGGCAAACTCTCGCTCATTACACGAGCCAAAATCTTGAACTCTTGCTTCATGGCATAGTGCATACGTTTATGCACAGCACTCATTACCCGCGAACCCTGCTCCAGCATCGCAATAGTTGTACCTACTGCCGCCTGCTGGTTACCGTCCCCGACCTTCATGTCCGTAATCGTGGCAAACCGCTGACCCGCCTGAACAACAAAACCTAGCAAATTAAACAACGTCTGGTCAGGACCCTTAAATGGCAACGGCATCAGGCTGTCACGGATAGCCCCTCCGGGTGCGTCCACATCTCGGAACTCACCGGGCTGCAACGGATCATCGTCGTCCCGAATACGTAGTCCGCGGGCCTTGAAACCCGCTGGGAGATTGGACAATGTACCCGCGTCGATCAACTGTCGCAGTGCCGCCGTGGCGGTTCGTGACAAACCACCAATGGTGTGAATAAGACCCAAGCCGTAGAAACCAAAGCCCGGTAAAAACTTATAATGCACAAAATATTGTATCTTGCGCTTTAACTCATCCTCTTCACGGTAATTGCGCCGAATAGCCAAAACTTGGCCGTTGTCCTGACTAATTGTGACAACATATGGTATTTTAATACCGGTAGGCTCCCCGTCTTCATCAAGGTCCTCATAACCCTCAAGGTCCAGATCAGCGTGGCACTCCAAAACAGTGCAGTCATAATCAATTTGAGTGGAAGACGTGCCGTCAATCCGGTCAAGCTCGTTCGACACAGAGTCCATCTCGGCCTGCGCCGGAATAACCGGAATGTCCAAATAAAACCCGGCAACTTGTTTTTTCCGCAAATCATTAAGAGACATGCGAATAGACTGCGTAATATTAGGACAGGTGTCTAAATCAGAGGTCTCATACGGTACGACAAGATGCTCCGCAGGAATAAACTTGCTTACCGCACGACCCAAAGTCTCGTCATAATAAACCTTCTTAAACGTACTACCCGCCAACGGTAAATAGAACAACATCTGATCCATGTCAGGTGTGTAATCTTCCATCACGTTCGTGACGTAGAAATTCATAAAGTGCCTTACGCGCTGGGCTTGCTGCTGCTTTTCTCTTGTTTCGCTTCCCATAACAGCAGTTCGCACGGGGCCTGATGACGGCAACAACTCATTGAAAGCCTGCGCCTGAAACTGCGTAGCCGCCTCGGCAAGCAACGGGTGCGTAACCCCAGAAGCCCCTCTAAAAGGCTGGGTCCTCTCTTCGTAGTTGAACCCAAGGAGTTCAAGACCGTTTGCATAAGCATCTTCCCAATCCTGCCTTCCCGCCTTATTGGCGTCAAACTCACCCAACAACTCACTGGCAATGCGATCTAATTCACGATCCGGCATTTCCTCTGCTAAGTTGATATAAAAATCGCCACTCATGCCGCGCTGATCTTCCGGATCAAAATCAATGGTTACACCACCATCCTCCTCCGGAGAAATCTCAATGTCCATGCCTTCCGCCATGCCCTCAAAAGACACGACGTTGTCCATGCTGCCCGGAACCTCTAGCTCCACTTCGGCAGCCAAGTCCTCCGGATCAAGCTGCGACGGAACATTGTTGTCCATCAAACCGCCAATTGGTTTACGTGCCATTTACAGTCTCCTCTAGGCCTAACTTACCATAGGCCGGTTCATATTCCTAGCTATTGGTGCAAGAGCGGCTACGCCCCGCGGGCCGCGGTTCATGTTCCGCGCTACGTCGGCCAAAGTTA